CGGGGGCTTGTTGTTTACTAACCTGTCCCTACCGGGAGAAAAAACTGAGGCAAAACTCAACATCGATGACCCGTGCTTAGGCGGGCTTCTGTAATTCCCTTACCATACATATGGTGGAGGGTCTGTAAGCCGTCAGCTTGAAGTATTGTGATGAGGTGTAACATTTGTTTAAAGCCCACTTTTTTTCCCAAAGGCACAGATTAGGAGAACTGTAAACCTCATTGCCGACGAACCACAGGGTCCTATGACGCCTGGGATAGGAAGAGGCAAATCAATTGGTTAGGTTCTTGATCATTGTTCCAGCGGTCCAAGACGCCCCCCCGCTTTAGAAATGAGGGGAATGCGCATCGAAACGTGACACCCATTTATGGGATCTGGGGAGTGTGCTCCATCATTCGTGGTGGAGAGCGAACGAACTGGATCTGCACCAGGGGAGCTGGAACGGGAGGTCGTGACCTGTAGTAGCCTTGGGCTTTCAGCCGATATCGGAGTGCCATGGACGGCTCGGGTGGGGCGGGTTCAATCAGTTCGCTGGTTGTTTGCAACTAAAAACCTTAGCTCGCATTTGGGATATCCATGTCTGACCGCTGGGCGATTCGAGAGACTGCGGAGCTTTAGTCACGTTGAGGAACAGTCCTGCGGCATCACCGTAGCGAAAGCATGCGCTCGCACACCTTAGCTGGTTGTCGAGGAACAGTACCATACTGAAAGCGCAAGAGATCGTTTATTCATAATCCTTCGGGCATTGAGTAAACAGCTGGGAACTCTGAAACGAACCCAGTTTCAACTGCGCCTGCCTCGCGATCGGAGATAGTACACTCCTGACTTAACCGGTGGAAAGTAACCGGCTGCGAATCCGTTAAGAGCGGTCCAAGCGAATCCGTTTAGAGCGGAAAAATGACACAACCAACCAACGCGACCACATCCCAACTGGTGCAGGCACTTGGCCCACTGCCTACGCCCAGTCCACTCCGAACAATCGGGCCCTTTGGATCTAAGATCCAAAAATCCTATTCCGGTCTCCGCGAATTGCACCGCCACCAAGCGGTCGAATTCGAAATCGGCGTAGACGAATACGATTTCACCATTCCCGGTGATTTCGAATTCCAACCATCCCATTGGGATGACGAACACGAGCGACGTCGTTGGGTGGAGGGCAATCACCAGCCCATCGCTCCGACTGACGTGCTTGCACAGGTTGCTGGCGGTCATTTCGATGATCGTGCAACTATAATCGGCGAATTTGAAGGTCGCCGCATAACCACGATTCCAGTCGGCCGTCGCTGGTATTGGAATTGGTGGGACGGCCAACTCCCGCTTCGGTGGGAGGTCGTCACCTCCACAACCGCGTGGGGAGAGCACAGTAACGTGGTCTCTTCTCGTTTCGCAAACCTCTCCGCTCTCGGTGTCGATCAGCAAGTCCTCAACTCTTGGACTGCCGTTCTCTCTGAATTCGGACAAATCAATCAACCACTCGACATGGTGTTTGTGTCCTCATTCTCCACGCTCGCCGCTTGGAAGGTTAACGACGTTCGGCTTCTTTGCCGTCTCGCCGTTCTCTACCTCGTCGCGAAGCACGCCGAGAAAATCACTGATCAAACTGGCCGTCCTAGGCGACTCGGTTTGCAAGGTGTGAACCGCGCTAATGCGGCTGATCCGTCCGTGCACGTGGTCGATTCCATCGCCACGCTGCAAGGTGCACTGCGTGATGGTGTGCGAGGTGTCAACTTCGTACCAACGCACGTATCCGGCTACCCGGAAGTTGACCAGAATATGGCCGACGTTCTCTGGGTTGCCACACAGGCGGTGAACCCAATTGAGCAGCGCGAATATCAGCACGTGTGCCAAGTCCTTTGGCCACGAATCGCTAACCTCCGAATCCTGCTCGGGCCGAACTACATGCCTGGACCAGTCGCGACGCTTAGTTCTGACATGATTTGGCAAGCCGCTAGTCGGTTCTGCCATTTCTTTTCGGATCTGAGCATCTTCAAAGAAATAATCGCGTACATGCATATAACTGCCGCCTCGCCGACGAACTGCTTCCCAGCAGCGTTGTCGTCGCAAATATCGGTAGCTATGCCTATTGCGCACATGGGAGCTTACGCTCTCGGCCCCCTACTCGCAGCTCCGACCCACGTCGAAGCTGTCAACATGATCGAGCCCGAGTGGCGCTTGCTTTGTGCAACTGCCGTGCTGACTACGAAACTGATGCAAGTATCACTTTATTCGTACGTCTGGCCAGAACTCGGCTTCTTCAGAGCTCACGACCAGCTCGACGCTCACGACATTCGAGCGATGGGTGAAGCATGGCGTATGTATGACAAAGGTGTCAACGTACTTGGTGCAGTCGTGAAAGCGATGAAACAGTTCGGAGCCAAAGTCGAGCTTGGTCGGTTACACGGGACAACCATCCCGTATGATCTTGATCCTGGTCGACTGCTGCGTCGGGCTGTCGTACATCTACCACATTCCGTTCAATGGGATGAAATCGTTCGCACAATGCCGAACGTGCCCACCACGGCCAATATTTGGTCATTGCTTTACCCATTGCGGATGCCGATACTTGTATCGCCCGGCCAATGGGTCGCTCCCTACAGCCTGTCCTCTCAACGGACCGCGGACGAAGCGTTTTATACTTTAGCCGGTCTTACCGGTGTAGGTATCGAACTATTCGGTCGTGATGGAACCGGGTTGCCGTCCCGTGCAGTTGCCCAGTTCCAAATCGCTTATCATGGCCGCCTCTGCGACCATCAAGGGCGCGTATTCACTGCCGCGAATGGTGTCACTTATGAACCAGTCGTGCAAATGAACAACCTCGATGAGAACATCGCGATCTATTCGCCAGATCATGTCCTCTTCAGACGGAAATGGTTCATTGACTCCACGGTAGTCATGCAACCATGGCAAGATCCTATTCTAGCACCTCGTGCCGATAGGCTCTTCCCCCCCGGTCCGTTGCCACCAAACTCTGGCAACCCGCCAACCGTACCGAACGTCGGGCCACCGCCGCAGGGTCTTTTCCCCGCACAGCCGACAATCTCCAACCTCGGCAGCACGTCTCACTACGCTGTGCCCCCAGCAGGAACTAATCTTCCTGCTCAAGGACATCAGCTCCCGCAGATGGTGCCACCCCAACCTGCCCCGCCGGTAGCACAGCAGTCGCAGCAACCTGAATCTCAACGATCCGGACCATCTACTGGCCCTGAATTGTTGGCGCAGTTGTCTGCTGCCATACCTGCAGCGCACGAACCGCTTGTCGCGCCACCCGCTCCACCACCAGCGATTTCAACTGCTGCCTCCGGACCCGAGGTGTTGCATGTGTTCGAGATCGATCCGACTGGCCAGGTACGTCCTGCACCCCAACCTATGTTTTACAATTACGTAGGTGGTGCACTCCGTGCCGTCGACGGAGACGGTAATCTGGCTGGTAACAGCGCTCTCAATCGCGGACCTGCAGCGCCACAAGCTCCCACGCCGGCACAAGCACCAATTTCTGTGCCCGTACCCGCTCCTGTGCCTGCACCCGCCCCTGCGCTTGCACCCGTCCCTGCGCCCGCACCGGCCAGGCCAGTCGTCACTCCTGTTACGGCGCCTGTCCAGGTACGACCCCCCGCGCCAGCACCCGCTCCAGCCAGACCGGTCGTCGCACCTGCCGCGATTACTCACGCTCCGGCTCCGGTGCAGGTTCCGGCAACGCCCGATTTCCCCGATCTCGCGCCTCCAGCAACCGCACCTCCAGCCCGAAGTGTGGTTCCACCGCCGCCCGCGCTCAACGTGCACCAACAAGCACAGGACGCAGCTGCTGCTACGGTTGCAGCCGCAAACGCAGCAGCAGCTGCTGCAGCCGCGACACCGCCCGCGGAGCCCGCTCCCGCTCCGGAAACCCCAGAGCAATTGCTTGCTAAAGAGGCAGCTGAAGGAACCCGTGTACGTGGCAGACGCGTTCGGTGTATTGTTCGACCACCGTCCGTACCGTCAACCTACACGTTTGACAGTCTCAACGAGCGCTGGCATCGCCCTACTGGCATCACTACTGGTGCGAAAGTTATGCGATATCCGCTGGACAGTCACCTCCAAGCCACGTACACTGTGGATCCTTCATCACGCTACATGTGGCCACGTGGCGTGTTGGATCAGGCTGGACGTCTCATGCCTAGCGCCATAGTGAGTGTTTGGCCCGTCCCTCTCGGCCAAAAAGCTCCTCAGCTGGCTCTTAGACCCGATCCTACCGCCGGTAGTCAAGCCTCGGCCGCGGCTGTTGACGCGCTCCTTGCTCAGCAAGCAGCTGCTACGACAAATCCTCTGGCAGAGTTAGTTTCCAAAGCCGAGGAACGCGTTGCAGCTACTCAAGCGAGTTCGATTCCCGCACTTGGTCGTCCGATCAACGACCTCTCGGGAGCTGAATACCTTGAGTGGCTAGGGCGCGATTTCCCGATGATCGACGACAATCGTCTAGGAGTACTGAAGTACGGCGAGATCATGGAAGAACCGAATGACATGGCTACACTTGTAGCACAGCATCTCTTCCCTGGCCGTGCACCTAGTCAGACTGTGCGTCCAATCATCCCCACCGAAATGCGTATGCTCAACGGCGTGTTGTTAGATGACAGTCCGCACGCCAAGAAAGCATTCGAAATGACATTGGCTCCAATGTTATTGAAGGACGGTGTACGAATCGACGAATTCTCTGGTAAAGTGAGCGAAGTTGTGTCCTGGCCCGCTGGTTTTGCAGCCTGGGGTTTGTCAGACGCAGTAAACTACTTTGCGATTGATTTCAATCAAGCAATTCGACCACAAGCGATCGATAGCACAGAAGATCGCATTGCTCGACTACCCGATCCGCCTCAGATCATAGAATCTCGTACACTCACCGACTTTGTTCGGGCGACTGCGAAATACATGTTCGAACAGGCACCGTCCACGCGGTGGCAGGATCTCGAAATGAACGAAAGACCCGTCCTGGCATGGCGATGGGCTTACCTTCTACGATTGATGACTGCCTTACCCGCGCCCGCCGATCGATCAACCGAATGGGTTCGTAACAGCCTGAATTCAAGTATGACGATCGCTCGTCACTTTGATTCTTGGCCGTACTTGCGTCCCGAAGAATACCGCGATGTTGAACCTCAATTTATGAGTGAGCTCGCGCACGTATACAATCGTGGCGTGCCTCTCCGAATTGAAGTTCCGACTACGGAAGTGGTTACCCGACCTGACACAGGTGCGACCGTTCGCGACAAAGCTGGACGACCCGTATACCGCAGATTGGTTCGGATGATCGCTGTATCCCCTCGCGAGCTCAAAAAAGCAATCGAAACCAATGGTGAACTGCCCTACATGTTGGGCATGCCACCAAAAGGTAGTCACGTTCCTCCACAAATCCCCGTCCCAGCGGACATCCAAGCTGCATGGCTTGCGCTGCCTGACAAACAGAAGTATATGCCATCCGGTGTGTACACTGTAACGGACAAATTCGAAGTTCCACACCGGGAAGACTTCATCCGTGCGGTTCCTGAGCCAAAAGCACAGTTGGCTGACGCAGCCGCAAAGCGTCCGTTCAATCAGGAGTCCATCAAAGACCGCGACTTCATGCGGCAAGTCATCACCAACATGCTTGATAGGCTATCAGTCCAGCAAGCATCAATCGCCGCTACCTTGCCACCTTCCGACGATCAAGTCGCGATGGCTGACGAGAATGCAATCAACCACCAGCACAGTCAGAGCGCTGAAGCGGAAGCCTTAATCAGTTCGGGTTTTGGCGATGCTGCGGTCGGCGAGGAACAGAAGGCCGCAGCTGTGGCAGCTTCCTCTGTTCCGACGCAATCCACTGTGGGCGCGGCCTCTTCCGAGGACGACTCCACTGCTGGTGTGATCAATATAGTATCGGAGGGCGTACGGGCAGCAGATGCTTTGTCGCGCAACCGCACAGGATCAGCGACTGTAGCAACCAGTTCTTCTGCTACGGCGAGTTCATCCTCAATTGCGGCGCCGAATACTTATCCGCCAATCCCGGAGATCGTCTTGCGATCCCTGGAATCACCTTCACTGCTTGCGAGAGCTGTGCAGGTGCAGCACAACTTATCCACGAATATCCGAAGCTTACTTGGTCTCGGATCCAGTGGATCTTCTTCGTCTCTAGCTTCGGTGGTAACCCTCTCACCGCCGCAGTCAGGTACGGTTTCAGTCAGGGGTATCCTTCGGATTGGGATGGAGGATACTCCTGGACGCGAGCCTTCCTCCGACACCTAGAGAACGAACCAATCACGATGGCTGACTATATGGTCAGATATCAACCGATGCTCACTTCGAGCATTGATTATCAAATCTGCTTCACGCACACGTACATCGGAGTTGAAGACGAATGGCTGCGGTACGATCCAAAAGCTCCACGACAAGAAGAGCTCTGGATCGGTGGTTCGCCGGTACGTCTACATTTTGATATGTTGTGGGAAGCTTTCAAGCCCAGACCGGAATACCTGAACATGATTGAAAGATCGAAGGCACCGGAATGGGCTGTCGCAGCTACAATCCTCACGCTTGAATGTTTAGATGAGGCACTCCGAGCGGAAATATTTTCGGCGAGATGGCATTTAGTGCCCGTCGAAAACTGGATTCAGCATCTGAAAAGTCAACTTGACCTACCGTCGCGGGCAATGATTTTTGGTACGTACCGAGGATCCGGAGTGGCTCTACTTCGTAATCTCATGAACGTAACTGCTCGTGCCGATGAACAAGCTGACTGGGCCAAAGAACTGTCAGAGCGTGACACTTATCACGCAATGAAGTGCGTTTGGGACGAACCCGAATTGCCGTATTCAGCGTGGTTCACGACGCTAGAAAACCTAACTCTGGAACTTGCGCGAGAACATATCCCTAGAATGGGTAGGGACCGTCGCGTCGAAGATCTGGAAGAATGGTGGCAATCGAGGCATCATGCTACTCCGAGCGGCTCATCAAGCGAGCGAAAAGGCGTGCAAGATTCACTTCTTGCCGATCCACTTTTCAATCCGACTGATCGGCCTTCGAAAAAAGCTGTGGTTGAGGCGCTGCCCGATGACCACATGTTCACTCTGCTCAACAGTAATCCTGAAACACATGCGCGTTGTTCAACTAAACGCGAACCCGGTTTGAAGAACCGTCCTATACACGCAAACAATGATTCAAGCTTCTTCATCGAAAGCTACTCACTTGTTCACGCTGAAAAGGAAATGGATGATGTTTTAGGCTGTTATGCCAAAATGGCTCCTGCCGATGTACTTAGTTGGCTGGATAGCGCACAGCAGACATGGAATTATGGTGGCACTTGGGTATCTTTAGATTATCCAAACTACTGTACGTTCCATGCAAAGTGGGAACTCGCCGTTGCCAGCCGTGCGCGCGCCATCGCGTGGAGTGAAGCAGAACAACCCGACCGAATCAAGAATGCCAAAAGCCTTTGCGCTCTTTGGATAGCGTTGGGACATTACAATTCAACTTTGCGTTTGGAGGCACAGGACAAGTTCTTCTTAAACGTAAATGGCCTATACTCCGGTCAGCGAGCAACCATTTTGGATCATGATTACATGCACCGTCCTAACGCACGGGCAGCGATGTTACTCTGTCGCCGCCTCAAATGGACGTGTGATCCGGAACGATCATGGTACACCGGAGACGATGAAGATGCCTGGTTTCGCGAACTGGTAGCCGCTCTCGGTTACGTTACAGCGCATGCTCTGTGCGGTAATCGCTTCCAGGCAAGAAAGCAGCTTAGTGGACGAGTCAACAGATACCGCAAAGCTGGAAGATACTTACGTCTGGGTGAGGACATCATTGATCTAGACAGCTGTACGCATAGTTACCTGCAGCGTGATTCTAGTAATGACAATTTGCCCATTCGACCACTAGCGCGCATCATTGCCACCTTAGCCTCAGGCAATTGGTATGCTGAACCAGGCATATGGTATGATTCCGCAATCACAAGTACCAGTGACAATTTCTGGGAGTGTGTCACACGCGGTATGCCACTTGATATAGCACAGCGATTGGCAGGAGCATTCCTCGATCGGCTGATGATCGTGAGACCCACTCTCAAAGAAGATGTGCCAGCGTACAAACTCGAATGGTGGAGTTTTGCAAACAGCGCGGACCACCCGCTGTGGCGAGGCACTTCTGCAGGAAAGAGGAAGTGTCCAATCATGGTCACGCGACCCAATCCGCACAGTTGCTGGCCCTCAAAAGCTACTGATGCCTGGATGGATCGGGTCAAGAATATTCTGGAAGGTCTACGACCGCAGAGAATAGAACAATATCGCAATTATTTGCTTCGCGAGACGGTTGGAGGTAGCTATCACCACTACCGCATGCGAGCGATGCGCGATGCCGCACGTGCCTATTGGCCAGAAAGGAGCTCAGTAATTGTGTACGAAACAAGACAATTACCTAGTCCGCCGCCAGTAGCCATGCTTCTACGCCATTACCGTGGAACACCAAGCCGTCGCAGACCCGTGTCTGAAGACGAATTGCTCGCTCGTCTTGGCATTGATCAATATTTGTTCAATCTTGTCGGTGCCACGAAGAACTTGTACGCCCGACTCAAGCCGCAGGACTGGGCACGGTGGTCATTATTGACTACCAAGTACAAGGTCAATGAATCGTTAGAATTGACTGATGGTTCAATCCAATCATGGGCATCAAACCTAGGTGCCTACATCCCCGAGTTGCACTGTCAGACCACTGAGCCTGTTTTGAACACATTCATTTGTGTATATGCTGGCAATGGTGCAGGGAAAACTTACTTTGCTGATAGATTCGCTGGAATTTGCGATATGGACGTACCCGTCTATGCCGAAATTGGTTGGCGAACTAGAGCGAAGCGGTACACTCGTGCTGACGAGAGGGACACTGACGAACCAAGAGTCACGATCCGATGGGCGCAAAGACATCAATTGAAAGTGATCGTCACTCAATGGCCAGTCGATCTGATGAATCGTGCTGCTGAACTACTTGATGTCAAGCTACAATGGATGGTGCTTGATCCCGGTCGAGATACGCGTGAAAAACGTTTGCTCGAACGTGGATATGACAGCGATCTGGTGTTCGAGTTAGTCAACTATGCAGACGAACAAATCAGTCACATACCCGATGCTCCTGTTTATGCAGAAGCTGGAGCGCTCGCCATGGCCTGTGGTATAATTTAACTTCATGAAGAATGAAGAATCAACAAGTGCGTAGCACT